CTTATGTATCCGCCCCAACCGTTACACTTTCAGCTCCAGATGTTCAAGGTGGTGTACAAGCTACAGCAACTGCAGTATTAACTGGTGACGCTGTAACTGATATTATAGTTGTTAATGGTGGTACTGGTTATACATCAGCTCCAACTGTTACAATTGGTGCTTCTGGTGGTACATCAGCAACTGCTGACGCAGTGATTGCTACTGGTGGTATTAAAATTAAAAACTTTGACCAATATAATAATAACTATTTAAATGGTGCTGGTGTGGTTGGTGAATGGGCAGCTAAATATCCTGGCGCTTTAGGTAATTCACTTAAAGTTTCTATGGCTGATTCACAAACATACGATGGTTGGGCATATGAAGATGAGTTTGATCTTGCTCCAGGTACATCTCCATTTGCTACTGATGTAGGTGGTTCAAATGATGAAGTACATATTATTGTTGTTGACGAAGATGGTTTATGGACAGGTACAAAAGGTGCAATCCTAGAAAAATATGCATTTGCTTCAAAAGCATCAAATGCTAAAAAACCAGATGGTACAAATAATTATTATAAAAGTGTTATAAATTCTAACTCAAGATATATTTGGTGGATGGACCACACAACAGATGTTGCTTCAACATCAGGTGGTTCTGGTACAGGTGTTGATTGGGGTAATACTGCAGAAAATGATTTTAAAGATCTTTCAGCGGTAAAAACAGTATCATTAACTGGTGGTGTAGATGATTTAACACCATCTGATGGTAATTTACAAACAGCATTCGCAATTTTTGCAAATGATGAACTTTATGATATTTCTTTAATACCTATAGGCAAAGCAAATACAACTGTAGCGACATTTGTTATTAATAATGTTGCTGAAGTTAGAAAAGATTGTGTTGTATTTGTTTCCCCAGAAAACTATAATACTGGCGAAATTATCCAAGGTACAGGTTCTGGCCCTGCTGATTTACTCACAGAATATAGAGCTGCATTACCTTCAACATCATATGCTGTACTTGATTCTGGTTACAAATATCAATATGATCGATATAATGATCAATATAGATATGTTCCATTAAATGGTGATATTGCTGGTTTATGTGCTAGAACAGATTACACAAATGATGCATGGTGGTCTCCAGGCGGTTTAAATCGGGGTCAAGTTAAAAATGTAGTTAAACTTGCATTTAATCCAGGTAAAACTGAACGTGATATACTTTACAAAAAAGGTGTTAACCCAGTTGTAACATTCCCTGGTGAAGGCACTGTATTATTTGGTGATAAAACTCTGCTTGCTAAACCAAGTGCATTTGATCGCATCAATGTTCGCAGGTTGTTCATTGTACTTGAAAAAGCAATTGCAACAGCAGCAAAATATCAACTATTTGAATTTAATGATACATTTACAAGAGCACAATTCAAGAATTTGGTTGAACCATTCTTAAGAGATGTTCAAGGTAGACGTGGTATTATTGATTATCGTGTTAAATGTGATGATTCAAATAATACAGGTGAAGTTATTGATCGTAACGAGTTTGTTGCTGATATCTTCATTAAACCAAATCGCTCAATCAACTTCATTAGTCTTAACTTTATTGCTGCAAGAAGCGCTGTAAGTTTTGAAGAGATTGGTGCATAATAGTATATAAATATAAGGTTAAATAAGGAAAAGCAAAATGGCAAATATCAGCGATTTTAAAGCACAAATGATTGGTGGTGGTGCTCGCCCTAATCAATTCCGTGTGGATTTATCTTTCCCTAACTTTGTTACCGCTGGCACTTTGGTAGGGTTGAATGCACAATTTATGTGTAAAGCAGCTCAATTACCACAATCAACTGTAGATAATACACAAATTTTCTATAGAGGGCGCCAAGTTAACTTTGCAGGTGAAAGAACATTTGCTCCATGGGTTGTGACTATCTATAATGATACAACATTTGCAGTAAGAAATGCATTAGAGCGTTGGTCAGATGGTATCATGAACCATAGTCAAACAAATGGTAGAACAAATCCAGGCGATTATCAAGTAGATTTAAATGTAACTCAACTTGATAGAAATGGCGCTGCAATCAAATCATATACATTTAGAGATGCATATCCAACAGTAATCTCACCGGTTCAGTTGGATTATGACTCAAATAATGTGATTGAAACATTTGAGGTTGAATGGACATACAACTATTGGACATCAAATTCAACAAGTAATTCTGACTTTGGTGTAAATGTAAGTGTGGATACGCCTTTAGGCACATTCCCGCTTCCATTCTAATTTATTAT